CCTAAGCCAACTAAGAAAAGCTCCTTCGGGGGCTTTTCTTTTTTCTAAATTCGTGTATATTCAACACATCCCGGGGTCCCCGGTGTATCTGACAGTCCCGGCTGACGACATGCAGACAGATGCACCACAACTCGCATGTGAGGCTTAAATGGCACGCACTACTTTCTCCGGCCCGGTTAAATCTGACAACGGTTTCGAGGGCAACGTCACTGGCAACGTGACTGGTAACGTCACTGGTAACGTCACTGGCACTGTGACCGCCAGCCAATTGATTCTCCCCACCTCTACTTCTGCCGCTCTGGGTGCGATTGGTAACGCAATCAACACCACCGACAAAGTGGCGAACAAGGCTGTGTACAACACCACCACCAAGACCATCTATGTGGCTCAAGGCGCTACTGCCGCCAGCACTTGGATTGACTCGGGTGACGGTACTACCACCATCACTCCCGCCTAATAGGGGTAACGCATCATGATGCAGACCGATGTAAAGGCCAAATCTCTGGCCGCATCCGGTTCGGTGTATGGGGACCGTACTCGCGTTCGCGGTATGGTCATCACGCCAGCCGCGTCTGCTGGTAGCGTCACCCTCAAAGATGGCGGCTCCAGCGGTACAGAGATCATGGCGATCACCACAGTCGCTGGGGGTGAGACGTTCAACGTGCTTATTCCTGCCGAGGGTGTTCTTTTCAGCACAGATGTCTATGCGACTCTGAGCAACGCATCCGTAACGGTGTTTTATGGCTAAGTCTCCAGCATGGCAACGCAAAGAAGGGAAGAATCCGAGCGGTGGTCTCAACGCCAAGGGCCGCGCCTCTGCGAAGAAGCAAGGCATGAACTTGAAGCCACCACAGCCGGAGGGCGGCAAACGCCGCGACTCTTTCTGCGCTCGTATGTCCGGGATGAAAAAGAAATTGACGAGCGCCAAAACCGCAAACGATCCGAATTCGAGGATTAACAAATCGTTGCGGGCGTGGAACTGCTGAGGTGAGGAAATGGAATTGATGGTTTGGAATGTCATTCTCTCCTTTGCATCAGCACTGCTGTTGTTCTGGGTGAAGGTGTCTCACGATGAAGTGAAACGCCTTGGCATTTTGTTGAGCAAAACCCGCGAGGAACACTCTGACAAGTTTGTGACCAAGCAGGATATGCACAACGACATCAACCGTGTCATCACTCGTTTGGACAGGCTTGAGGGCAAGATCGACGACTTCATGAAGGAGCAGCGAAGTGCCCTCAACTAGCAAAAAGCAGCGTAATTTCATGGCAGCGGTGGCGCATTCGCCGTCCTTTGCCAAGAAGGTCGGAGTGCCCATGTCTGTGGGCAAAGAATTCAACCAAGCGGACAAGGGCCGCACATTTTCAAAAGGTGGCGATATGAAAGAGTCCAAAGCGATGGCCAAAAAGGAAATCAGCTTCATGAAAAAAGCTGGTGCCCCCAAGTCCATGATCAAACACGAGAAGGCTGAGTACGGCATGAAGAAGGGTGGCATCGCTACCTCTCTGAAGGCTCACGCTGCTGCTCCCGCTTCCAAAGCGCACGGCATGAAGAAGGGCGGCATGGCTGCTTCCAAGATGGGTGCCGTGAAGACCGCCGCCCCCAGCATCAATGGCGTGGCTACCAAGGGCAAGACCAAGGGCACTATGGTCAAGATGGCCTACGGCGGCAAAGCCTGCAAGTAAGGAGTCGTCATGGACATGGAAATGGAAAAGAAACCCACTCCTCGCGGTATCCGTGGGGGTGTGTACACCGAAGATTCCGGCCTGCCTCCTCCGCAGGACATCGACGGCGGCTCGGCTCCCAAACCCTCTAAGCCTAAGAAGATGGCCAAGGGTGGCTCCGCTTCCGCTCGTGCCGATGGTTGCGCCATTCGTGGCAAGACCAAGGGTCGGATGGTGTAATCATGATGGCCAGTCGTGGCATGGGAGCCATCTCCCCATCCAAGATGCCGGGCGGGAAAAAGAAAGCCCGCCGGGATGACACCGACTTCACGCAGTACGCCGAAGGCGGCAAGGTCAAATCCAAGGTCAATCAGGCCGGGGTCTACACCAAGCCGGGGATGCGCAAGTCGCTGTTTGAGTCGATCAAGTCTCGTGCAGTGCAAGGCACCGGGGCAGGCCAGTGGTCGGCCCGCAAGGCGCAGTTGCTGGCCAAGCAGTACAAAGCGAAAGGTGGGGGCTACAAGTGAAGAACCCGCAGCAGTCGCTCAAGGACTGGACCGCCCAGAAGTGGCGTACCAAGTCTGGCAAACCGTCTTCCAAGACGGGGGAGCGATATTTGCCTGAAGCTGCGATCAAAGCACTGACCCCTGCCGAGTATGCCGCGACGACCAAGGCCAAACGGGCCGGTAAGAAGTCCGGCAAACAGTTCGTAAAACAGCCGCCCAAAGTGGCGGCTAAAACAGCAAGGTACCGATAATGGCCAAGACTACCGGCACCACAGCGTTCAACCTCGACATGAACGACCTCATCGAAGAGGCGTTTGAGCGTTGCGGTCAGGAGTTGCGCACGGGCTATAACTTCCGTACGGCACGGCGTTCCCTCAACATCATGACGATTGAGTGGGCCAACCGTGGCATCAACTTCTGGACGGTGGAGCAGGGCCAGATTCCTCTGGTGACTGGTCAGGCGATCTACCCCATGCCGGTGGATACGATCAACATTCTGGACGCTGTGATTCGCCAGAACAACGCCACGACCAACCAGATCGACATCAACATCAGCCAGATTTCTGAGCCGACGTACATGAGCCTGCCCAACAAGTTGACGCAGGGTCGCCCGATTCAGTTCTGGTTCAACCGCCAGTCTGGCCAAGAGAACACCACACTGCTCACCGTCAACCAGACGGGGGGCATCTCATCTACAGCCACTACGATCCCGCTGGACTCGGTGGTGGGTCTGGCAACGGCTGGCTTCATCAAAATCGACAACGAGGTCATCAGCTACCCCAACATCGTGGGTAACTCCTTGACCAATTGCGCTCGTGGACAGAACAACACGACCGCTGCGGCGCATGCCGACAACGCTGCGGTTTCGGTGCAGAACCTGCCTTGCCTGAACATTTGGCCCACCCCCAACGCTCCCGGTAGCCAGTACACGCTGGTGTACTACCGCATGCGCCGCATCCAAGATGCTGGCACGGGCACCTCGATTCAGGACATCCCCTTCCGGTTCATCCCGTGCATGGTGGCTGGGCTGGCGTATCACCTGAGCATGAAGCTGCCCGATGTTGACCCCAACCGGGTCGTCGCCCTCAAGGCTGACTACGAGCAGCAGTGGCAGATTGCCGCTGACGAGGACCGCGATACGTCCCCGCTGCGCATCGTGCCGAGGAACATGTTCTATGCCTAGAATCGACCCTTTGGCGCGTAAAGCATACGCAGAACAGTACGCAAAAGAGAACGCAGACAAACTGCGGGCTTACGCAGCGGCATATCGCGCTAAAAATAAAGCGCAGATCGCGCAGCGACGGGCTGAACGGGCGGAAGCAAACCGGGAGTACGCTCAGAAATATCGGGCGGAACGTAAAACGGTGGTCAAAGAGACCAAAAAGAAATATATTGAGCGCAATCGTGGGGCAATAAACGCCTATGTAGCAGCCCGTCGTGTTGATAAACTACAGCGAACCCCCGCATGGCTGACAGAGTTTGATCATTTAAAGATTAAGTGTATCTACTCAGTTGCGGCAATGCTGACTCGGCATAACGAGGAACCTTGGCATGTGGACCATATCATTCCACTAAAGGGAAAAGTTGTTTCTGGACTGCATGTGCCATCTAACCTACAAATCCTTCGTGGCGAAGACAATATGTCAAAGCTGAACAGTTTTGAGGTGGGGTATGCCTAATCGGTTTGCGTCAGGCAAGTATGCAATCGCCGAGTGCGACCGCTGTGCGCAGCGGTTCAAGCTCAAAGAGTTGCGTATCCAGACCGTCAAGACCAAGCCGTACAAGGTCAAAGTCTGCCGGGAGTGCTGGGACCCTGATCATCCCCAGTTGCAACTGGGTATGTACCCGGTGGACGACCCACAGGCTGTGCGGGAACCCCGCCCGGACGTGAGTTATCTGGCTTCTGGTAACAGCGGCACTCAGACGGTGGATACGGGCGGCAACGCCCAAGATGAGTTTGGCTACCCTGAGACGGGTAGTCGGGTATTTCAGTGGGGCTGGAATCCGGTAGGGGGTGCTCGTGGTTTTGATACTGCGCTAACTCCAAACTACTTGGTTTTACAAGCACAAGTTGGTACAGTTACGGTACAGATAGGAGTCTGACATGGCATACACACGATCTGCTGATGGCATTGCCAAAAAGGGCAAGACAGTCGGTAAAAACTACGGCGACAGCGGCCCTACGGTCTCTATCGAAAACGGCCCCAAGAAGCATACGGTCGGCAAGACCAATGCTGACATGAAGAAGATGGGTCGCAATCTGGCGAAGATCGCCAACCAGAAGCGAGGCTAATCATGGCAACATACAGCATGAAAAAGGGCGGCAAAGAAGTCGGCCCCGCCAGCGTTTACGCTGGTCGCGCCAAGGAAGCTATGGCTGATCTGGCCGCAAAAGCAAACATGGGCAGTGCAAACACCGTCAACATGTCCGTGGGCAACATTGCGCGTGACCCCAACGCTGGCGCTACCAAAACCACTGGCATTAAGGTGCGCGGCACTGGCGCAGCTACCAAAGGCACAATGGCCCGTGGCCCGATGGCATAAGACATGAACTACACCGATCTGTTCAACTCAATTCAGTCGTATACGGAAAACACCTTTCCGGCTTTCGACCTGTCTGACGGGTCGCAAGACACGACCACCGAGCAGATCAACCGGTTCATTCAGCAGGCCGAGCAGCGCATCTACAACACGGTGCAGTTCCCGTCACTTCGCAAGAACATGACGGGTGTTGTCTCCAACGGCAATAAGTACCTCAAAGCCCCGGATGATTTCTTGGCGGTCTACTCGTTGGCAGTGATCGACTCGGACGGCAACTATGAGTATCTGCTGAACAAAGACGTGAACTACATCCGCGCTGCGTACCCCAACCCCACTACTGATGTCGGGTTGCCCAAGTACTACGCTCTGTTTGGCCCTGCCATCACAGGTGGCTCAACCATCACCAACGAACTGACGTTCCTTTTGGGTCCCACACCCAACGGAAACTACGGCGTTGAGTTGCACTTCTACTACTACCCCGAGTCGATTGTGACTGCGGGCACTTCGTGGCTGGGCGATAACTTTGACACCGTGCTGTTGTACGGCTCTTTGGTCGAAGCCTACACCTACATGAAGGGTGAGCAGGACGTGATGGCGTTCTACGAAGCCAAATACAAAGAAGCTCTGGGGCAAGCAAAGCGTCTGGGCGATGGCATGGAGCGTCAGGATGCATATCGTTCTGGCCAGTATCGTCAGGCGGTGACTTGATATGGCAATTCAACAAACAGTCACCACGAGTTTCAAGGTCGAGATTCTTCAGGCCGTGCACAACTTCGGCCCGACTTCCCCCAACACATTCAAGATCGCCCTGTACACGGGCGCTTCTTCAGTTGGGCCTGATACCACGGAATACACCACGACTGATGAAGTCTCTGGTACGGGGTACACGGCTGGTGGTGTGACTCTTACGATCAGTCAGTCTCCTACGGCCAGTGACAACCAGCAGCAGGTTCCCACGGCGTACATCTCGTTCAACAACGCTGTCTGGACTGGGGCTACATTCACAGCCCGTGGTGCACTGATCTACAACAGCACACAAGGCAATAAGTCTGTGGCTGTGCTCAATTTTGGTTCCG